CGCTCATGAATAAGATCATAGCCCGCCCTGACGCTAACAACGTCAACGACAAGTCGCAATGTACGACTATCACCACCGCACCGAACGCACCTAAGCACCAGCCGTCTTGGTTTGAAAAGGACCTAGATTTTCCCGGTGTGCCATACGTGGCACGTCGAGGGAAAACGAAGAAGGGTGAAGGACCCAAAGTCCCCCGCTTGAGCGGGAACACCAAGATAGCTTACCGACTCTGTAGGAGTTTGAACTGGGACAAAAACAAAATAAAAATCTTCCAAAAATATCACCCAGTCGAACTCGACCAAGTCAGGGATTACGTGTCCTCAAACGGGCATCCCCTGGCTGCCTCGGCGAGAAATGTTCTCGAGGCCGCAGCTCTATCGAAATGTCTGCAGACAGCCCATGACGCCATGTTTTCGCATGGATGGATCATGGATGTCGGAGGAAACTCCACGCGACATGCGAGAATGAAACGTGACAACGTTTGGAGTTGCAACCCGAATTTTCTCGCCTGCGAAAGCACCAAACATGTGGATCGCAACTCTTGTACCCACCGGGCTCAAGAGTGCCAATGTGTCGAACCACTGGTGTCGATGTCAGTTCATAGTCTCTATTACTTTGAACCTGGAGAAATAGTTGATTTAATAAAATCGACTAAACTGAAGCGACACTATGCAGTCATGCATGACTATTCCCAACGACCAAAATCGTTGTTCGAAGGGGAACTTGAAATCATGTATGATGACGACACTATGGCAGTCAAGAGCGCGGGAAACTCTACGAGTTACATCCACCCCTATCCTAAATGGTATACACCAACTGGGCAGTTTCAAGTAGGTAAATACGTACTCCACGCCAAGATTGAACGCACGTTGATGGATGATCATCTTTACTTATTCACCATTAGTGAAGGTGAAGCATACACTCCGAGCTTCGATTATAACGTGGTTTATCGTGAAATCTGCGAAGAAACGTACAAACTGGCTGGCTTGGTGGACTCGTACACTGTTACGAGATTCACCAGAGATGTCGGAGTACATGCTCGTGAGAAAGGATTGAGCTCTTACTATGCTCAACAGTACGCAATGGAATGGATGATGCGAGAAGCGCCCCATATCAGAAATCCAGATGTGGTACCTTTGAATGCAGAGGTGGCCATGTCAATCAGGAACAATCTGTTTGGACAACTTCGGTCAAGCGCAAATTCGTTGCAGCGCGCTGCTGACTATGTGTGGCGAAACAAGTACAAGGCTGGCGCCGCGGCTGCTGTGGTAGCTGGTGCCTATATGCAAGGCCGACGGTTAGAAAAGAAAATAACCGGAAAGAACAGGGCCACTGTACTGACCCCAATTGTGGCTGTGGGATTCGCAGCGGCAGCTTGCTTGGGTTACGGGTTCAAGAACCTGTCGATCCGAGCTAGTCTTTCACAACGAGAGAAATATGCTGCTGTGGATTACTGCTTAAAATCGCCCCAGGTTGAGGTTGATCGTAACAAAACCAAGAGTAAAATCCCAACTTGCGCTACTGTACCGTGCAAAGCACGAGTACGAGCCCACCCCATGGTGTTTATGCCAGGTCATGTTCCTGCTTACCCCAGGTCATGCCATCATAATTACCATTCAGCGATAACCAAACGTATGTTAAATGTGACAGAGTTTGATGAAGCCGAGTGGGAAAAGGTGGGATACCCTGGGGAACTAGTAGAAGCGGCCAGATATGCCAAAGCGCGAATCGTGCCTTTGAGTTTCCAGCAATGGATATCTCGGTTTCCTGCATCCAAGCAGAAAGCTTTACGGCGAGAATTGGGGAGAGACCAAGTCTATGGATGTAAATTCAATGACACTAAAGTCTTCCTCAAGTTCGAGGCGATGAAGGACACAACCAAAGCACCTAGGAATATCGGGGCCAACCCTGCGGCTTACAGTTACCTGATTGGACGTTGGATTATTCCGATGTCCGAACTTGTGGCTGAATGGCTGAATGAAGGGTGCCGGTTCTACTTTCCTCTTCATGCAAGCAATGAAGAAATAGCAGAATACATATTACCCATGAACGAGATGCTCGAGAATGATTTTTCATCATTCGACGCGACCCAGAACCAATGCGCACTAGGAATGGTCTACGACTATTACGAAATGTGCGGTATGCCTACCAATGTGGTGGATATGATGAGACGAGACACATTTAATGGTTGTAAAATCACAACCAGTGTCGGGATCTCATTTCACCAGCGCAACAGTAGGATTTCAGGGAGAGGAGATACCTTGTTTGGTAATACAATTCTGAGTTTCGTTGCAATGAATTACAGCACTGCTGGTAAAGTGAAGAGAATTATAGCTAAAGGAGATGACTCAGTAATGGATGGTACTGGTATCTTGCACAGTGATTGTCTGCGTAAACTTGAAGCCTTGGGTTTCAAAGCCAAACTAGTGGAAAAGACAGCGTCTGACGTGGAATTTTGTTCCATGTTACTAGTCCCTGTTGCAGATGGTCACGTGATGAGTCCCAAAATCGGTCGATTGCTCACTAAAACTTTGTGGTGTAAAAATACACACCTTAACGAACAAGGTATGAAAGAGCAGTTTGCTGGGACCATCAAGGGATTGGAAACCATGATTGCACACGTGCCGGTTTTGAGGAATTTCCTCCGGCATCCTCTCGTGCGTGGTTGTGACGCTGACAAGATCCCCGTGAATCAATACAAGAACCATACAAGCAGGAAACACCGGCCGTGTGCAGAAACTTATTCATACTATGCCAAGCGGTATAACGTGGACGAGTCGCTGCTGGCTGACCATCTACATCGATTCGATGGGTTTCCTGTGATGCTGGACCAACCGCTGTACGATCACATGGCGGACGTAGATTGGGGTGATGAATCCAACGGTCACCTGTTAAGTGTCAAGACTACGTCCAAAATAGATGCTGCTGACATCTTTGTGGTACCAATTCTCGAAGAATTGTTCAAGTACACCTTTGGTATGTTTGGTACGGTCTCGTTAGGACTAATAGAGTCCCTTCTCACCAAAAGTTTATACAACTTTATGGGACACATCTTGTTGTCGCGCTTTGACTTGCCTACAGCCATGGCAATTCATATCTGCCACAATTTCTTGGTTTACCATTTTAAGGGCCCGTATGTTAAACCCCTGAGTATGGCTAAAAATCGTAAGAAAAAGCGCAACACCAAAAAGCAAGGACAAAAACAAAAACAAAATAAAAATGTGACCTTCGCTGATTTAGGAAAACAACTTGTGGCTCAGGGTCTCCGGAAAGGAGGAGGCTTTCTCGGCAACTTGGTTGCCCCGGGAGTTGGCGGTCAGTTCGGCACTGAACTGGGCGCGAGCATCTCACGAATCGCTGGATTTGGTGATTATACGGTTCACCAGAACACTTTGCAGAATGTACCGAGATTTGGCAGCCTGCGTACGGACTCGATCCGTGTGCGGAACGTTGAATTCATTGATACAGTGGACTCTTCTGTGGCTTTTAGCACTAGGAGTTTCACTCTTAATCCTGCGAACAGTGACGTCACACCTTGGTTGGCAACTCTTGCAAATGCGTACCAACAGTGGATACCCCATGGGATAGTCTTCTGTTTTGAATCAACAAGCGCTACAGCAATTGGATCCACCAACACCGCCCTTGGAACCATAGCTCTGTCATCGAACTATGACATTGCTGAGGCTGATTATATCAATCTAAGGGAAGTGTTGGCCAGTTACTTTAGCTCTAGTGGTCCGCCATCAAGAGACTTAATGCACGCCATTGAATGCGACCCAGCGTTAAGACCCAGCCGAGTCTTAAATATTGATCACTCTGGAGAATCCGGTGATGATCCCGCCTTGTACAATTTGTGCAAAACGCAAGTGTCCACTGAAGGGATGCAAGCGGTTAGCACTGTGGGAAAATTATGGATCTCTTACGACATCGAACTGTTGAAACCTCGACTAGCTTCCGAACATATGTCATCAATTGTTGCCAACGCAGCATGGACAGCTGACTACTTCCTAGGCTTAATCCAAACCGCCTCCCGTGGTACTCCCCTACCTATCACGGCAACAGGGGTAGGATTTGACACCATTCATTTGGATGCCTACAAAGGACAGAAGGTCACTGTCACTGTGACTCTGACAGGAACTAGTTTGTCGAGTGTGGCAGCCACCCGTGTTTACGGGACCGGCATCACACCCAACCAACTTTGGAATCAACAGAGTGCGTCCCAGACGTTCAATAATACTAGCTCTACCGTTGTGTTCCAGGATTCAGTTAATGTCCTGGCTACCAACGGGACTGTACCGACCATTGAATATCAAGGGTCGATATCGTCGGGCACACCATCATACGTAACCATTGTGGTTAGTGCGTTCCCTGCGGCTTCGTTCTAAGGTTTCACGTGTGAAATTAACTAGTCAACTCTAAAGACTTTAAC